CCTGCTTTTCTTCTTCCTCAACAAGACTCTGTGAAAATCCGACGGATTAATAGACCGATAGCACTATGCTGAAATACACGGTTAGAATATGTATTGAGTCAATGTAGAACATTGCAGGTGATGTCTTTTCCGAATTTTTGAGATAGACAAATAGCGAATGGCTGCTGGGCGGTCTGACATCTGGAAAGACAGATAAATATGGAGTGTCGCTATATAAGTGCAATATATTTTGGGTGATACAGGTAGTAATCTCCTTCTCGTGCGTTGGAAAGCATGGATACCTTGTGTGTCTTAGGGTACTTAGTTTGTACCTGAATAATAACTGGATGTGTACAATCCAATATCAGCTAGTTAGTGCTTTATGCTGATCCAGTGGGTGAGATTCCCACATTAGGTCTGTTCGTCTAGCGGTCTAGGACATCGCCCTTTCACGGCGGCAACAGGAGTCCGAATCTCCTACAGATCATTACGTAGCTGATACTTAAATGGACAGCGAGGCTATACATTTTTTGTATGGTAACAGGGAGTCACTTCATGATGTGGCTCTTTTATTATGTAGTATTGGCAGAGTTGGTATTGCACCTGATTGCTAATCAGAGGTCATCGTTTATTCGGTGCATAGGTTCAAGTCCTATATACTACGCTAATGCCGTGTTGGCTCAACTGGTACAGCACTGGTCTTGAAAACCAGCATTCCGAAAGGATATGGGAGTTCGATTCTCTCACACGGCGTGCTAAGTGAATTGCACTTTCATTGGAAATTTAATATTGAAAATTATGAGAAGTCATTTCGTATGAAGTGACTTCTTTTTTGTATTGTTTGAAAAAATGAGCGACAGAGAAAATTTGAGGAAAGTGAGAATAGTCCTCTACCTTATATGACAGCGAATGAGCTACACGGTGAGATGCGTGTACGACAGAGAGGAAGAAGTAAAGGTGAGACGCTTTACAAACATATAAGGAGAATTAAATGGTTACTAAATTTAGCAGAAAAGAATTGGAACGTATTGGTCGTAACGAAGAAGAAATTGAATTGGTAATGAAATATCAAAAGAAATTACCTGTATTAATTGAGAACAATAATGTTGAACAGTTTTCTATTGATGCTCGTTTATTGTGGGAACAATTAGATAAGCCACAAGGAGATTTTTCGCATTGGATTAATCGAAAAATTATTAATAAGGTAGTTAAGACATCTGATGGCAATAAGCATAAATTATTTACCGAATCCATTGATTTTACTAGCTTCGTCAAAACTGTCGAAGCCGAAAATACTAACATTACAACCAAAGAATATCTTCTGACAATAGATTGTGCAAAGAATGTTTCAATGATGGAAAACACGGAGTCAGGTTCGTTATGCAGACGATATTTTATACTTATGGAACAGATTGTATCTGATAATAAAAATTGGCTTGCAATACGTGATCCTGAGAAAGTTGAATATAAGAAAATGTCAAAAGAGATTGACGCTTGGTGCTATCGCATATGGGGACATCATGCAAGTCGTTCAGAATATGCAGTTGAAGCAGACATGTTAAATGTTATTGTTTCTGGTAAAACTTCTCAGCAATTAAAGTCTGAATATGGTGTTGCAATCAATGAGTTAATTCGTGATTATTTGAAGAAAGAACATAATGAAGAGTTATTGTTCTTGGAAGAACAGAATCAGGTATTACTTTTGATGAATATGGGATTTACCGAACGAAAGAATATGCTAACTAAAATGCATCAAGTAAAATTTAGAAACAATGAATTGATGAAAACAGCTTAATTATAGCTGTTATTTTTATGCTCATTTTTAAGGAGAGTGGTTTCTGCTACTCTCCTATTTATGTTGGAATAAAAGGAGGTGTGGCTTCGTGCCAAAAGAAACAAAAAATGAAAAGATAATTGAAAGCATGAATGCTACTCCAATTATTGATACGAATGTTAATATAAAAATACCAAGATCTCCTATTGCATTTGATGAAAAGAAACATAATTTTAAGTGTTCTTGTTGTGGTCGTGGCTATTCAAAACAAGAGTCTTATTTTCAAAAGAGTAATGATGTATTGTTTCAGGCTAATGGCGGTTATTTACCTTGGTGTAAGGAGTGTACTGATCGTTATGTTGAACAAATGACTGCATTATATTCAAATAATGAAGAACACGCAATGAAAGATTTTTGTCAGAGGGCAGGTTGGAACTATGATATTGCTGCACTTACTGCTTCTATGGAAACTTATAGTGGTCATCGTTCTCGTTCTCGTATTTCTCATTATGCAGCAAAGAAAAATCTGAATTGTGATGGGAGAAAAACTTATATTGATTCATTAAAAAATTATTATACACAAAAACAGAACGAGATTATTACTTCGAGAGAGCAGGCGAAATCAGAAGAATCTACTATTTCTGCTTCTGCTGTTGATAGATGGGGAGTTGGATTTACTGAAATGGATTATAAAAATCTTGATGAACATTGGAGAATGCTCAAGAAAAATAATCCAAATGCCGATTCTAATCAGGAAATATTTATTCGAGATTTATGCAACATCAATATGTTAAAAATACATGCATTACAGAATGGCGATTCTAAAGAGTATGCCACACTTGTTGAACAATATAGTAAAACATTTAAACAAGCTGGATTAAAAACTATTGAGGAAAAAGACAATAGTAATAATGAGACTATTGGAGTTACACTTGCTACTATTTCACAGTTTACACCAGAAGAATTTTATAAGGATAAAAAATTATATGAAGATTATGATGAGATAGGAAACTATTTTGAACGCCACGTTTGCAGACCTATGGAAAATATAATGACAGGAAGTGAAATAAGAGACAAAGAATTCTATGTTCCTGAAAATGGTGGTGATGACGATGAGTAATCAATATCCCGCTGATAAAAACCAAATGGAATTATATAAAAAATTCCCATCTACTCACTATCTTAGCAATCCGAATAATGTACTACATATGATTGCATGGTGTACGTTCTGGCGTAGAAATATGCATAGATTTGTTCAAGATTATCTTAAGCTATCCCTTTATTTATATCAGCAATTAGCGATATATCTTATGGGTATATCAAACTTTATTTGTATCATAGCAAGTCGAAATGATGCAAAATCTTTCATTATAGCTTTATATGCTTGTTGTAGGTGTATCCTTTACCCTGGTACAAAGTTCCGTATAGGATCAGCCACAAAGAAACAAGCAAAACTCATTGTTTCGGATAAGATTATAGATGAGTTGTGTGAATGGAGTAAACCGCTACGTGCTGAAATTGCAGATTGGAGCACAAGCGATAATAATATTTTTGTGAAATTCAAAAATGGTTCTAAGATTACAGTATTTGTAGCAAATGAAAATGCCCGTGGACTTAGAAGTACAGGAATTGTCAGAGAAGAGTTTCGTCAAATTAATAAGAAAATTGAAGATTCCGTTATTTCTCCTTTCCAGACAGTGCGTAATCAACCGTATATGTTAAACCCTTTTTATGGAGAAAATAAAGATTTACAAGAAGATCCAGTGGATGTTTACATAAGTTCATCATGGGTTGATGATGGGCACTGGATGTGGAATATCGTAGACCAAGCATATAATGGGATGCAAAAACATAATGGTTCGGTATTGCTTACTTTTGATGAAAGTATTACGTTGAAGCATCACTTAAAAACCATGAAACAGATGTTAAAGGAAAAACAGAAGCAAGATCCTATTACTTGGAAAATAGAATTCTTAAATCTTCGAGTCAAAGGTTCTCTATCATCATATTTTACTTATTCTATGTTAATGAATCGTCAGGTTTTAAAACATGTATTTTATCCACGTAATATATTAGATATAAAAATGAATAAACGAAACAAATATGCTATTTCAAAACAAGATAATGAAATAAGAGTAATTTCTTGTGATATAGCATTTGTTGCTGGCGATCAAAATGATAACTCTGTTTACAGTTGTATTCGTGGTATTCCAGAATCTATGACTTATGAATCAGAAAATAACACAGTTGAAGTCAAACAGGGATATAGAAGACAGTATCCATATATTGAATCAAATCAAATAGGTGATACAACATTACAAGCAATAAGGATTCGTCAATTATATGATGATTTTAATGCTGACTATATAGTATTAGATGTAAGAAATGGTGGTCTTCAGATTCTTTATTCATTACAAAAAGTTTTATATGATGAAGACAGAGGATTGGAATATTCTCCACTACGCTGTATGAATAACGATGAGTACGCAAAGGTATGTCAAGATCCAAATGCGAAAGCTTGTATATTTGCTATTAATGCAACACAGCAACTTAATAGTGATATTGCTATTGGATTTAGAAAAAATCTTAATGAAAATAAAATTGATTTTCTTGTTAATTACAATACTGCAAAAGAAGAAATACTTGCTGAAAATACGGATTATATCAATGAGGTTGATTTGGATAGACAAATGGAATATGAAAATCCATTTCTTGAAACCCAAGCAATGATAAGTGAATGTGCAGAATTAAATTATGAAAAAATGCCACAGACAGGTATTATTAAAATTCATGAACAAGGTAAAAATCGTAAAGATAGATATACTTCTTGCTCATATGGCTCATATTTTTTTGATTTACTTGAAAATGATTTGATTGGTGCAAGTTCAAGTGATTACGACTATTGTACCCTCATCAATTAATAAAAATTTAAACACTTTAGAAAGGAGGTATCTCAATTGCCAGAAGAACAAATAAAGCGTAAACGAGGTCGTCCTCCAAAATCGCAAATAGAAGAAATAAACTCTACAAATATATCAGAAACAATTTCAACTCAAACATCTCAGTCTAATCAGACTACCACCCCACCACATACATACGAATACAATAGTTATTTTGGTTCAATAGCTTCTACAGATATTTTTGGCTGTAACCTATATGATGAATTCACACCAGAAGAAATTCGCTCTATTGTTAAAGATCCTATTGCAAATCATGACCTAACAAGGCGACTTGCAATGTTTGTCTATAATAGCGAAGGTGTTGTAACAAACTCAATTGATTATATGGTATCTCTTCCATGCTTGGATAGAGTTGTTTATGGTAAAAAACGATTATTCGGTAAAACCAAACTAAACAAGAATAAAGACTTAATGTTGTCTACTCTTGAAAATATCAATGATAAACAATTTATTAGGGATGCTTTATTCACTGATATGAATGAAGGTAACTGTTTTTATTATTTTGAAGTTACTAAGAAACCAAATGATAATACAAAGGCATTATCTGATTATGATGTTGAAAATATCGTTGAGCTATGTGACATGGGTATGAATGCTTCTATTATACCACTCCCCTATGAATATACAAAGATTGTAGGTAGAAAGAATAATAGAAATGTTATTGCTTTTAATTTGCGATACTTTGACGAAAAATGTG